AATCATAATGAATAGTAAAAACCAAAGTAATAAAGAAATGGCTGAAGAAAAAACTACAATTGAAAAATTGTTTACCACGCTGAATAACGCAATCGACAAACTAGGAACTAAGAATGAAGCCGAAGAAACTCCTGAGGTTCCTGAAACTCAAAACGCATCGGCTGAATTGTCAGAAGGTGGTTCTGTTTATTTCGATGGCGAGCTAGCTGAAGGCACATCTGTATTCTCGGACGAATCAATGGAGACGCCTGCACCTGATGGAGAGCATGCACTAGCAGACGGTAAGACGTTAGTTGTTGCTGGTGGTGTTGTGTCTGAAGTCAAAGCCGCTGCAAGCGAAGAACCTGAGACTGAAGATAACAAAGAGGTTGAAGCATTGAATGTAAAAGTTGCAGCTCTTGAAGCCGCTAATGTTGAGTTACTAGCTAACCAAGCCAAGACGCTTGAAGTACTAGACAAGACTAACGAATTGCTTTCGGGAATGAACAACCTAGTAGCAGGAGATAATCCTAAAAGAATCCCAAGAGCACAAGCTCCAAAGGATTACAAGGATATGAACAACTTCCAAAAATTGAAGTACAACGAATTAAACGGTACACGATAATGGAAAAAGACGAAGCGTTTTTAGAAAAAGTTACGGGTGAGGTTAGTGTTGATGAATTGCTTAATAAAGCGGGTTTATCGAAGATTGAAATTGAATGGATAAAAGAAGAATTAAACCAATATAAAACACAATAAAATGGCAGTAGTATTTTCAGGAACTAAGCTTCCACAAACAGAACTAGCAGAAATACAAAAGGAGATTTACGCGGATTGGGGTACGTTCAGAGATGGAGACGTTACAATCAACGAAGGTCACAAATCAAGCGCAGATGTTTACGAAAGTAAAGTAGTGGTTAACATGGCGGCTTATTCAAGTGCAGCCGTTACAGCTGGTTCTGATACGCTTACAGCGGAAAAAACACCAGTATCTTTAACCAAAGTACAGTTCGCTGACACAATCGACTACAATACTTTGCTTGATACACGCTTTGAAAGAAGTATGCAAGGCGGAGCTTTCAATACAGTTTCAAGTGAATTTGACAACGCAGTATTGCAAGACATTTCACCAGCTATTTCTGAGACTATGGAGAGCGTTACTTGGGATGGAGCAACAACCGCACAAAAGGTTTTGATTGCCGCTTTAACTCCAGGAGCCGCACAAGGTTCTATTTCAACTAGAGCACAAACGTTAGTGGCTGCAATGCCTGTTAACTTAGTGAACTCATTACCTGCAATTATCTTGCACAATGATTCTATCTCTAAAGCAACCCCAGGCGCAGGGCTTGGAGACTACAAAAAAGTACTTTCAATTACAGCTATTACAGCCGCTAACATTGCAGCTCAGTACGCTCTATTGTATGCTACTCTTGACCCTAAAGTCATCAAGCAAGAAGATATCACAATTTACGCTCCATTGGCTCACTTGCAGTTTATCAAGATTGCTAACAACTCAGTAGGTGCTGCATCAAATCAGAACTTCTTAGTTGAGGGTGACAATGTTTCTTACAACGGAATTAAAATCTTGTTCAAACCTTTGGTTGGCTTTATGATTGCTTCACCTGCTAAGTACTTGCACATCCTTATGGATTTGGCATCTGATGTATCTCAGTTGAAGACAGGTGAGAACGCTAACGGTTCTGAGACATTCTGGTATAAGAACGTACAAGCGTTCGCTACATGGTGTACGAATCAACGTTACATCACTCTTTACGGAGGATAAAACAAATTAAGGGGTTGGCAAATGTCAACCCCTAACTTTTAAAAGAAAAATAAAATGGCAGGTTGTTCAAATGCGTTATTGGTTTTAGACCCAAGTTGTGACGCTATAAAAAAGAAAGGTGGTTTCGATAAGACATTCTTCATCGGAAACGTTGCAGACTTAGACAGCGTAACAATCTCAGCTACGGGTGAGGTTGAGGCGATTGCTTTCGTTGCAACAACAGGATTCAAGAAAATAACAGGTAAGAGATTGAAGCATGGCGCAAACGCTACTCTTGAAGTGGGTGACGTTGTGAACATGAGAAAACAAAATTTCAACGCGGTTCTTTACGGAAAGTCAGCGGCTGAACGTTTTGCACTTGAAACTCTTGCAGATGCTGTTGATGTGTTTATTATCGCAGAATCTAACGCTGGAACGTTTGAAGTATTCGGACTTGCTAACGATTTGGATGGTAAGTACGACAACTACGGAATGAGTCCAACAGCAGGCGAATGGAAGCACGGTGTACTCATCAACGATGATACAAGTGTTACAATGACATTCAGCGGAGACTTGCCTAACGCGGCTTTGATATTCGATGAGTCAGCAACCGTTGTGGCTAACCTTGCAACCCTGGACGCTCTCGTTGTATAGTGAGTTAAGGGAGAGGGTTAAACGTGCAATAGCGCAACCATTTGAGAAGTCAAACAAAAGCCTCCTTGTGTTATTGCATAGGGAGGTTTTTAGTTCTCAATTATGCTTAACTTGCAGAAATGAACAGCTACTCGCCTACATAGAATTAACGCGGTTAATTAATCCAAAGAAAATGAGTACAGCAAACACACCACCAAGCAAAAAATATAGGTTTAATCCTAAACACAAATCCGTTCAAATTATGTTGAGGGGTCACGGAAGGATTACAGCCGACACGCTAACTGATGCACAAGCTAATCATATTATCAAAGGCGGCAACTTTCCGAATTTGATTATGACTTTGGCAGAATACAAAGAAGCAACTGAGGAAGCCCCGAAAAAGAAACCACGAGCAAAGAAATAAATCGTGGCAAAGAAAAAGAACATCAAGGCGGTTAAGACTGAGTTCACTAAAAAGAGCGAGAACTTACAGAACCGCGTAGCAATTATAAAGCACAACAAAGGCGCGAACCGTTACGATTACGGCTTGAATAACTTACTGCCTAATGAACTGTTATGTGCTATTGAAGCAAGCGTAACGGCTTCAAGTTGTAGGGAAATCAAATCCACTTTCATCAAGGGTAAAGGATTGGCGGATAAGACCGTTGCATCCATGAAAATCAACGCAACTCAAACGGCTAATAGCTTGGTTGGTGAGTTGTCCGACTTTTCGGGATTGTTTCGCGGTGTTGCTTTGAAAGTGGTTTACAATGTAATAGGCGAACCACACAGAGTCTACGCTTTAGAGTTTGAGAACGTAAGGGCAACAGATGACGGTCGGTACTATGTGAATGATGACCTTGCAGACGGTAAGGACAACAAGAACAACCGCGTGTACATGGATGTGTTCGATAGCCACGAGACACCCGTTAGCAGATTACGAAGAGTAAGCCAACAAATAGAAGATTACGGCTATCAAGTGGGAGACATCGTTTACCATTTCGAGCAAAAGGCAGGACAAAAGACATATCCTAAACCTGTTGCATGGTCATCAATGGAGGAAATCGAATCTGACGCGGCACTTGGTCGTTTAGATTGGCGAAACGTAAAGAAAGGCTTTCGACCAGATGCAATACTAACTACGGTTGGTGCGCTTGATGACGTTACAAAAGACGAAAGCGGAAGAACGGAACAAGACTATTTCGACAAAGGATTAGAGGAGTTTTGTGGTGAGGATGCAAGCCCAATTCTAAACATCACAGTTGATAAATTAGAAGAGGCTCCAATATTAACAACCTTCGATTCTGAGAAGTTATTGAACGCAACTACAGAAGCGGTTGACAGAATAGGGCGTAGGGTTTGCCGTGGTATGGAAGTCCCGACTATCCTTGTTCCTGGATTCGCTAGAAGCGGTCAATTAGGCAATACTCAGGAACTGTTGAACACGATGAAGTTATTCGCCTTGACAGCGTTAGACTATCAAGGGTTAATCACTCGTTCATTGGAAACAATATTTCCTCAGTTCGATTGGTCAATTGATCCACTAGAATTGATTGACGAAATCCCCGATTGGTTGGTCGCTAAATTAACAGCTGATGAAATACGAGAACTCGGAGGGTATGCCCCAATCGAAGTAGAAGACGGTAAGTCTGGAACATCTACTTCTGATGCGTTGTCTGCTTTGTCTCCGTTGGTCGCTACGAAAGTACTAGAAAGGATGACAGACGAAGAAATCAGAGGGTTAGTAAATTTAGGTATGGATGGATTCATTCCAAAAGAAACATCAGAATGATTGATAAACTCTATTTAGTAGATTCTAAAGTTATACCTATCAACGTTAATGTTTCGGACGACAAGGTGTTGCCATACATTTATCCAGTACTTGAAGAACTACGCTCGACTCTTGCCGTTGCATTATACGCGGCACTAGATGTATTATGCGAAGAGAATGTAAAGGATTGGAGCGTTACAAATACCTATGTCACAAACGACAAGGTTACTGTAATTGAAACGGGTGTTTTGAAGATGTTTCAGGCGGTTCAAGGCAACAGCGATTCAAAGCCAACAGCGGCTAATACTGCCAATTGGCTAGAGTTACAGCTTGGAACGTTCTTAGTTGGTTACGTGCAGCCGTATCTAGCACACGCTACTTTTTACGGCTATGCAATTAACAGCGGTGTTAACGTTAGCCATCAAGGACTGCAACAGATTAACAACGAAACGGCTTCACCTGTAACGGGCAACAATTTACAGGCATTTCTTAACTATTGGAAGGCACAACGAGACTTGAAAAGGCGTTCAATGCTTAACTATTTGGACGGCAAGAGCAACGTTTTAGATTCGGTTAGTTATTCAGCGGTTGAATCAAGCAAAAAGAAGACTAGGTTTCAGATTAGAGGGATTGGTAAAAACATAGGAACATCACAAATCATAAAAAATGGAGGTTATATTCAATAGGGCGGCTTTAATCAGCTTCTTTGAGACAGGAAAAACACCAAATCAAGCACAATTTACCGCGTTAATCAATTCTTTTTCGATGAAATACTCGGAAACCGTGACGTTATCGGCTAATACAGACCAGTCAATCACTCACAGTATGGGCGAAAACGCTGGTATTGTGCAGGTAATAGATTCGGGTGGTGTTGCGGTTGGTGTAAATTGGAGACTTGACTCATCCGACCCGACAAATAAAGTAATAATCAACAGCGGAAAAGCATATTCAGGTGCAAGCGTAACAATCTTAACAAAATGAGAAAACTAATTATATTCGTTTTGCTTATTGCTTCATTTGGAGCAACGGCACAAAATCAAGATGTAAACCCTTATGGCGGCATCTATTACAATGACCATTCTAATTACCGAATGTACGGTGCAAATGGACTCCCAAGAACAGACCACGCCAATCTTGACACGCTAACCAATGTCTTGAAAGGGGATTTAAGGTTCGACACTCTGAACGCTGTTGTTGTTGTTTATAACGGCACGGCTTGGGTTGATTTAGATTCTGATGGGAACACACTAGACCAAGCCTACGATTCGGGCGGTGCGGGTGTAGGTCGTACAATTACAGCAGACAATGGCGCGGTTAAAATCGCGGGTGCAGACGGCTTACTTGTTACGGGAACATTTGGAAGTGGAGCGGTACTTGAAAGTAGCGGTGCAGGTGTTAGGCTCTCATTTAATCCTAATACCGTTTCATTTAGAGTTGGTGAAGCGTTTGGAGACGAGTGGGATGCTTCTAATGTTGGCGATTATTCGTTTGCTACGGGTGTAGAAACTAAAGCATCAGGTTTAGTTTCAACTGCCATGGGAACTGAGACAGTAGCTTCAGGTGTTGCTTCAACAGCTATTGGCGCAGTAACTACCGCCTCTGGTGATAATTCGACTGCGATGGGTGATGCAACTATTGCTAGTGGTAATTCATCAATGGCTGCTGGTTTATTTACAACCGCAAAGTCATACGCTGAAATAGCACTCGGAACATTTAACACCGATTACACACCAACAAGCACAAGCGCATGGTCTGCAACGGATAGGGTTTTTGTAGTTGGAAACGGTCAAAGCTCAGGCGCGTTATCCGATGCAATGGTTATCCTAAAGAACGGCAACACAACCATGCCAAGCGTAACGGGCTCATTCACTCCTAACGTGCTAACAACCACTCAACGTAACGCACTAACGGCAACGGCTGGAATGATGATATACAACAGCACCACCAACAAGCACCAAGGCTACGATGGTACATCTTGGAATGACCTTTACTAATGGACTTCATAAAGGAACTTTTAGACCCGAACGGGAAGTACTCAACTACGCGCTTAGTTGTGCTTTGGCTTGTAGTTAATTCAACGTTCATGGGTTGGTATGTAATAAAATACGGAACAGACCACGCAGAAGCAGCCACGCTAGTAATGGGAGCGGTTATTTCTATTGCTTCAGGATTGAAGGTTTATCAGAAACACCAAGAGAAACCAAAGGAATAAGTAAGTTATGGATAAGCAATTGGAAGACCTTAGAAACGATGTGAGAGAGATTAAGATTGCTCTTATAGGAAATGAAAAGCTAGGGCAACAAGGTATCGTTCACAGAGTGAATAAGCACGGTGATTACATTGCTAACGACAAGAAGAACAAATCGAAAGCGTTTGGGGTGTTCATTGGTTTACAGTTTGCTTGGGCTGCGGTGATGGCTTGGGTAAGATTAAAAGTGTAGTTTGAAAAAGTATGAAATCAAATGGTGTTGGTGTCGTGCCGTTCTTTGCGACTCCAAATGCCTAAGTTCTGGCAAGTGTTCGGCAACCCAACCAACAACACCTAAAAAGAAATAGTTACTATTGTATCTGATATGGTTAATTAACCACTAATACACACATTAACTAATCACAAATGAGCAAATACCACGATGACCCGATTGCAAGAAAAAAGATAGATGGCTATCTAATTGACAACGCTAAGACGCAGGCTGGTTTAGGTACTGAATCAGGTAAGTTTGAACGAGACTTAGCAAAGGAATACTGGATGTGTTTACTCGAACATATTAGAAACATAGACCCTGAATTTGCTGCAATAGTTGAACCTCAAAATTAACAGGTGGCATTCAAGAAGGGTTCAGGAACGACAAACAGGTACAGGCTAACAGATAAAGAAGCCGACCGTATTAGAGAAATGCGCGGCGAAACGGTTTCCAATATCAACGAGAACAGCGCGTTAGAATCTCACTTGAAAGAGCGAGGCATTGACAAGAAAGATGTCACGAGCGTTAAACATTGGCAGTCTGCAAGTGGTGAACTTCGGTTTTCTGTTGTAACAAAAGAAGGTAATGAAGAGGTTACTTTACTTGACCAATTCCAACCAATACTCAAAGATTTACAATCCTACTCCCCAAAGTTCAAGAAGTTTAAACGCTCGAAAGCATTAGACCCTCATTGTTTGGTATTAGACCCAGCAGACATTCACGTAGGTAAGTTGGCAACCATTACAGAAACGGGTGAACATTACGACATCGAAAAGGCGGTTAGCCAAGTTGATGAAGGGATAGACGGGATTCTAAACAAGTCTTTCGGTTTCAATATTGATAAGGTCATATTTGTAATTGGTAACGATTGCCTTCACATTGACACGCCAAAGAGAACGACAACAAGCGGAACACCTCAAGACACTAGCGGAATGTGGCACGAGGCTTTCATTGCGGCTAAAGAGATGTACGTAAGAGCCATTGAGCGACTACTTCCTTACTCAGATGTTGAGATTGTTTTCAATGCTTCCAACCATGACTACATGAGTGGCTTTATGTTAGCCCAAACCATCGAAGCCTATTTCAGATGGTCAAAGAATGTAACCTTTGATGTGAGTATCTGCCACCGTAAGTACACAAAGTATGGCGTTAATATGATAGCGACTTCACACGGAGATGGGGCTAAACTTGCCGACACACCTTTGTTGATGGCAACGGAACAACCTCAGATGTTCGCTGATTGTCCTTACAGATACATCTACTTGCACCACCTACACCACAAGCAAACGCATAAGTTCATGAGTGGTAAAGACTTCATCGGGGTTACGGCTGAATACCTTAGAACACCAAGCCCTAGTGATTCATGGCATCACAGACAGGGTTATGTTGGGGCAAAGAAAGCTATTGAAGGTTTTATCCATTCATTCGATAATGGCCAGGTTTGCCGTTTAACACATCACGTTTAGAAACATTATCTTATGA